CGGCGAAAAACTCTGGTTGGACGTGCCGGCGCAGGGTGAGGCTGCGAAGCCCTCGAATGCGATGGCGGCGCCCTTCGGCAAGCTCTGGTCGGCGACGAGGATCTCGGAGCTGCTGCTGCCGCCGACCGGCATCATCGCGCCACCGACGCAGTTCCAGCTATCCCTCATCAGGCAGGGTAAGACGACGCTCGACGAGGTCCGGGCAGAGCAACGCATGCGTTGCGGCTGGCCAGCGGTCAACACGATGCACGAACGGGCGCGGGAACGGCAGGGGTGGCTCTGCCCTCTGGCTCTTGAGGAAGTGGCACAGTTCTTCCAGCAGGTGCACCGCGACGCCGAGCAGCTCGCCGCGTGGCGGAGAGAACATCAGCGCCGCGGCTGGCCGTTCCCAGAAGGTAAGCTGCCTGATTGGTCCTACTTCCCGCCGATCGAAGGTGAGGGCGATCTCGACTTTCTCGTCGCCGAAGCCGTCGAGCGCTTCCGAGGCCAGATTTCCGACTATCTCTCAAACAGGAGCAAAGGCGATGATCATGCAGCGTAGCACGTTTACCGGAAGCCCGATTGCGCTGCAGGGCCCTGATCGCTTCGACGATCGGATGCGGCGAATCACTGACGGACTGCTCGACGAGGGCGCACTGGTCACGACGAATTGCCGAATCAACGGCGGAAAAGCGCCGTGGTTTGCTCTCCGGGTCTGGACCGGCCGTGAGAAGGATGTGGAAAAAGCGCTCGATGCGATGGGTATTAAGTCGCTTGTGCCGATGCGGAAAGGGCCAGATCGTCGTCGTCGTGGTCGTGTGATCGAGGGTGCGATGATGCCCGTAATCCACGGTTATGTGCTTGTCCAGATGATAGCCCGTGCGGAATATCTGGCGGGCTTGCAGGGCGTCGAACATGTGATCGGCGTGCTCGGAGGGTGCGAGCGCCCGATGCGCCTGAGCGACAAGGAAATAAGCAGATTCAATGCTCTGGCTCGCAATGGTGATTACGATTGGGAACGTCCCGTAGCCTTGGTTGTGAAGGCTGGAGAGCCGGTCTGGATCACGGCGGGGCTCTTCTGCGATCGCAAGGCAACCGTCGTCACGCCGAGCCGGAACGGCCGTGGTGATGTGGTGGTCTCGATCGACTTCATGGGCGGTCAGGTTCCCATGACGGTGCCTCTTGCTCTTCTCAGAAAGTTGTGAGAGTCATTCTGCCACTGGATGAGCTGATGATCCTGCAGTGAGCCTCTGAGAACGCCTAGCCAGCGGGGAGCAATCCCGAGGTCGGTACACCGGTCAGCCCCAGCCCTGAGAGCCTCGAAAGCAGAGGCACCGATTCAGGGCAAGTGCTATAGCTATGACGAGATGACAGGCGGCCGAGAGGTCGCCTTTTTCTTTTGCCTATAGGCATGGAGTTCCAGTTCCAAAGCAACATTGCCGAGTGGACGAAGAACCTCGAGGACATCTACCGTCGCCAGATACCGTTCGCGACGGCGCAGGCGTTGAACGATACGGTCGAGGATCTCCGCGAACACCATCGCATGATCCTGCCCGTCATCTTCGATCGGCCCACCCGCTACACCTTGAACAGCTTGCGCGTGTTGAAAGCGAGCACTCGACGCGATCTGGTGGCGGGCATCTACTTCAAGGAAAGCAACCGGAGCGGCAAGCACTACCTGATGCCGCAGGTCGATGGCGGGGGCAGGCCACATAAGCAGTTCGAGCGGTGGTTGATCCAGCGTGGCATCATGGCATCGAACGAATATGCGGTTCCCGCCTCGGGCCTGAAGCTCGATGCATACGGCAACGTCTCGGGAAGCGTGATCACCAGCATCCTATCGCAACTCTATGCCTCGCCGGATGCGCATCAGTGGGAGACAGCCCGATCACGCAAGCGCGCCGGTCCGTCTCGCAATCGCTACTTCGTCCCGCAGCCAGGCAGCTCGCTTCGCCGTGGCATCTGGAGACGCAAGGGAAAGAAAACGATCGAGCCCGTCTTTGTGTTCGTATCGGCCGTCGCATACCAGGCGCGCTATCCGTTCTTCGATATCAGCATGGAACGTGCGCGCATCTATTTCCCGATGAACTTCGAACGGCGCTTGCTCGCCGGCATCGAAGATCAAAGGGCCTATCGCATGAGCCAAGGCATGGCAGCACCCGCCTCCGGATGGTCGATGCCGACCTGACTCGAGGCGAAATGGTGCGCCGAGGGACGGCCGAATGCCCCCGATGGGGTGCAGCGGGTCCTTCCACCGATCCAAGGCCCCGCGAGGTAGTTCGAACCCCGATCTTTTTGACAATGTTGCGTGATGCGCAGGCTGTTTTTGCCATTGTTGTTGTTGCCCTCCCAAAAGCATGAACGAAGACATCAGCCAACTCACGGAAAGTCAGATCGAGAACCTGGTGGCGCGCTATCCGCTGCCCGAGGGCGTGGTCGACTGCGTCATGACGCGGGAAGAGCTTGCTGAAGCGGTTGCTGTTTCCCTGCCGACGATCACCGAGTGGATCACGAAGGGCATGCCGGTCAGGGAAATGGGCGGGCAGGGCAAGCCCTACCAGTTGGTGCTCTCGCATTGCTGGGCATGGCGGCAGGCATGGAAGGCGCAGGAGGATCTGCGCTCCGACCAAGTCAAACGGACGCAGGCGGCGATGCGCCTCGCCCTGGTCGGGGGCTCGGCCGGTGACAGCCTCGAGGCGCTTGATCCGAAGACGCGGCGCGAGATCCTCGCGGTGCAGATCGAGCAGGAGCGTTTCCAGCGCGAGCGCAATGAACTGCTGCGGCGCGCGGATGTTGCTGAGATGCTGGACACGCTGTTCGGCATCATCCGCGACACGATGGACAGCGCCCCGGATCGCATCGAGCGCCGCGAAGCGATTCCGCCGAAAGTGACCGGTGCTCTCGTCGAGATCTGCGACGAGCTGGTCGGCGAGCTGCGCCGGCGGATCGATGATTTTTGGAATAGCCGGCCCGTGAAGGACGGCGTGCAGAAGCGGGATCTGTTCGATGCGTAGCACGCCGGATTGGGTGCGGTTTCTGCCGGCGCCGACGCCGCCTCGGTTCGCCGACCCCGGCGCACTGGTCATCGACCGGCTGCCGACGCTGCGACCGGCCAGGCGGATCGACGTTCCGACCTGGGCAGAGCAGTCGCGCCGGTTGTCAACGGCGAGCTATCAGGGTCTGTGGCGAAACGACTTTGCGCCGTACATGACCGAGCCGTCGCACATGATCACCTCGCGTAAATATGGCGCGCTGGTTTTCGTAGGCCCGGCGCGTACGGCGAAATCCGAAAGCTTGGTGCTGAACGCGATCGGTCACCGGATCGAATGCGTGCCATCCGACATGCTGATCGTCTGCCAGACTCAGATCAGCGCCCAGCAGTTCTCCGAGCAGAAGCTGGCGCCAATGCTGCGTGCGAACCGACAACTGACGGACAGGCAACTAACCGGCCGCGGCGCGGACAACATTCACAAGAAGCGCTTTGAGGGGAACATGAACCTGCTGATCGGTTGGCCGGTCATCGGGTACTTCAGTCAGAACGAGTATCCTATCGTTATCATCACCGATCGCGACCGCATGACCGATGATGTGGATGGGGAGGGCGATCCCTTCACTCTTGGTCGCAAGCGTACACAGCATGCCGGATCGCTTGGCATGGTCGTTGAGGAAAGTTCGCCCGGCCGATTGATCGAACAGGACGATTGGAAAGCGTCGACACCGCATGAGGCTCCGCCCTGCTCGGGTATCATGGGCGACTACAATCTCGGCACACGCGGAGCCTTCTATTGGTTTTGCCCGTCCTGCAACGAACCGTTCCGGCCTGAATTCGAACGTCTACAGTGGGAGACGAAAACCACTCCTGGCGAAAGCGCCAAGACGGTCGAAATGATCTGCCCGAACGGCTGCTGCATTCCTCCGCAGCAGAAGTTCGAGTGCAACCTGGCCGGCGTCTGGCTGCACGAAACGAACGACGGCAAGGACGTCTGCGAGATCGACGATGCGAACATCAGGGATACGGACGTCGTATCCTATCGCTGCGAAGGTCCGATTGCCGCGATGCAAAACTGGGAACAGCTCGTACTGCGCTACCTTCAGGCCAAAGAGCAGTTCGACGCCAGCGGCGATGACAAGGCGCTGAAAGCCACCATCAACCTCGACCAGGGCAGGGCTTACCTGCCGCTGGTCCGGTCGATCGGGGAGTCGGTGTCGGAAGATACGCTCCGCGCCCTTGCCGAGCGCTATCCGCTCAGGATCGTTCCGTCCGAGGCGCGGTTTCTGACGATCCAGATCGACATTCAGGGCAACCGCTTCGTTGTCCATGTCGACGCCTGGGGCGAAGGGCTGGAGCGGTGGCTGATCGACCGCTTCGATATCGCGCAGCCGCCGGAAACGGCGCCGGGCGGGCAGCGCGATGAGAAGGGCAACGCGCGGCGGGCAATTGACCCGGCACGCTATTTCGAGGATTGGGCCGATCTGCCGGCGCTGCTGCACAAGGCCTATCCGGTCGAGGGCAGCGAATTTTCGCTGATGCCGGTAGCGATGATCATTGACTCGGCAGGGCGGCCGGGCGTCACGCCGAATGCCTATCGTTTCCTCAGGAAGGTGAAGCGTGAAGGCCTCGGGCAGCGCGTGTTCCTGGCGAAGGGCAGTTCGCGGCTTGATGACCGTGCTCGCCATGTCGAGCCGG